GGAAACGCAAGCCATATGTGGAAAATTGAATTTACGCTTGAAGATGATGACAATGGGCGTTTGTTTTTCAACTATGAAACATTCTACGTAGCACCTAGACACGAAATTTTGATTTCATTTTTAGAGGGAACAAATGAAGAACCAAGCTTTATTGACTTTACCAATAACAGTAATGTGCGCAGTAATTTTTGTAATGAAAAAATTTTCCAAATGAAATATCTTATTAAAAAAGAAGAACAAATTATAGAAATGAGATATGCTGAGAGAGAACCTTTATTGCTATTAATTAATGGGTCTGTAGTTAACTATCACAATTTTAACGATGAAAGTATACAGCAAATCAATAACGAAAAAATAACATCAAAAAAACGTTGTGTTCTTGAAAACCCTTGGTTTCACAGAGAAGTGCTCGAACTACTTGACAATACAGAAACTATCATACCTAACTCTTTCTTTTAAACCGATAAATAAAAATAAATAATAATAAAAATAAATAATAATAAAAATAAATAATAATAAAAATAAATAATAATAAAAATAAATAATAATAAAAATAATATAAAAAATAAAAAATGTGTAAAGGGTTTCCGTTAAGTGTAGTAAAACTTAGACCTTCATAAGAGGGCAAAGTTATCCCACACATTTTTTTATTTTTTTATTTTATTTTTTATAAATTTTTAGTAATTCCATTTTTACATTTGTTAAAAAAAAAATGAAATGCTTTTTCATCTATTATTTCAACTTACTTATATTATTACTTATTCTGCGTATTAAATACTTTCAAAAATGAGCGTAAACTTTATTAGTTTTGATATTCCTAATAGTTTTTCAACTGTGTTTACATCTAATAAAATACTTGAATTAATTAATGAATGTTTGTTTGAATACGTTAAACCCAGAAACATTACGATAAGTGAAGAAATTTATGACTCGTTTTATGACAATTTTGACCAGAATAATATTGCGGCGAAAATATGGAATATTGAATTTTATAAACCTGTGAATATGTCATCTGATGTAATTGTTGCGAGATATATAATTCGTGTTACGTATTTAGTAGGAAAAAACAGTGAGCCAAATTTAGTAATTTTTAAAGACATAAGCAATGTGGGCGGACACATTTGTGAAGACAGAATGTTTTCTCTTAAATATTTTATAACAAAAAAAGATAAAGCACACAGGTTTAGATATTTAGAACGAGAACCCTTTCTACTTTTAATCAAGGGTTCAGTAACCAATTATGATAATTTTAGTGCAGAAGACTTAGAGAGGATAAATGCTGAAAAAATGACATCAAAAAAACGCCGAGTTCTGGAAAATCCTTGGCTACAGAGAGAAATATCTGAATACATTGATTACATTCAACCTGAAATAGATATATCACAGGTGATGGGTTGTTTTAGACGAAGGTATAAGTAAAAATTAATCTGCAAAGGGTTTCCGTTAAGTGTTGTAAAACTTAGACCTTCATAAGAGGGCAAAGTCATCCCAAACTTTTTTATTTTTTGATTTTATGCTTTGTTGCATTTGCTCCGCACAAATGGTCAAAATTTCTTGCAGTAGAACAATAACGGTAATCATCAGCGCGAACTACACCATCTAATAAAAATTAGAAGATAAATAATCGGCGTTTGAAATGTAAAGAGGTGTATAAAAATTATGTGTTATTTGTCATCAATCTAAATCGGCGTTTGAAATGTAAAAAAGGTCTAATAATGCAACTTGCTACCTAATTCTTTATAATAAAAATCATTATAGGATATATTTTGTTTTAATGATTTTGCAAGTGTTTTATCACTCATTTGCATTTTTTTTATACAATCATATTTACACTCAAATTCACGAACTAAATTGTTTTGTAAATCGTATTGTCCTATTCCATTTTTATATAATAATGGACTGCCATTAATTTTTTCTTCAAAGTCTTCTCTCAAACTCACATCGCAATCCTCATATAATCTATAATAAAACCCTTTTGTTAAAGTATAATTCTTAACAGGATTATCTAATGCGGAACTTGATTCATAACCATTAAAATGTGCTGCTGTTTTTCTGTCTAAGAATACATTTATTATTTCTGTTTTTTCACTATTTAATTTTGCTACATAACCTAAGCTTTGAACTTTGGTTTGTTTTGTTGGATTAATGTTGTAAATTATATTTGGGTCTAATTTTCTCTCAACTAGAAGCCAACGATAGCCACAATAAACAGTATTTTCTATAATTGCCTTATTTATGCTAGGCCTTTTTATATTATGGTTTTCGTTCATTGCTTCTGTTACACTTTCATATACTTTGATGAGTTGTAAATTATCTGGATTAATTTTTTGTAATCTAGGACCTAATGTAGGTAAAGATTCGCTAAACCCTGTTGTAACCTTTGTATGCGATTTATTTAGTTTTTCTAATATATCTTTATTTGTTTTTTCAAGAGCATCTATTTTATTTGTCATTTGTTTTACATTTTGCATTAATTCAAGTATTAATATATTATCATTATTTGTATTTTTCATTTCAAGCATTAATTTTAATTGTTCTATTTCAACTTCTAATTTGCTGTTATTGTTGTAATTAAAATACTTTATATTGTTATTTATAATGTTTAATAAAGTTTGATATGAAAGATTTTTTCCAACTAAAAAAAGTTCCATTTCGGTTTCATGCCCTTGAAGGTTGTTTACTTTATTTAGTCGAATGCTTTCATGGTTATGGATAAAACTTTCGAAATCTTTGCTTTTGTTGCAACAAAAGCAATCAAGCAATAGACACTCTTCATATTTACTTTTATGTTCTGTATATCTATTTTTAATACCTTTTCTACTTTCTCCTATTTTGATTATATATTGTCCGTTTTCATACGATTTAACTTTAATAATATAAACAATTGAACCTATTGTTGCGTATTCATTTAATAATATTTTCTCTCTTTCAATAAATTTTTGTTTTGCGAGTTTTTCTTCTATTTCTTTATTTTTGATATCTTCAATTTGTTCCAATTGTAATTTAAGTTCGTTGCTTTCTTCTAACAATATTTCTTGTAAAATTTCCTCTAACTTTATAAAATACTCATGAATTTCATCTGCTTTTTTTGTTCCAGCTTTTAAGCAAAATTTTTTAAATGTATCCACCGTCAACATAATTATTTCTTTGTTATGACCTCCTCTAGCATTTTTTTTTGCTCCCGAAGCTTCGTGAGCAAAGATTTTATAATCATTATTAATAATAAATTGTTTTTCTAACAAATATTTTGCATGATATTTTTGTTGAAATCCTAGCCATTTCCATACATCATCTAAATCAATTACAAAATCATTTTTATAATCATACTTCAAATAGCAGTAAAAACTAGCCAAAACATTTGTTGTTCGTATTCTGTAAATTTATTTTTTACCTTTTCAATCAATTTAGATTGATAATTACCATTTAATTTAGTAATAGGGTTGATTTCAATAAGGTTTACGATATCTACGCTCATTTTATAGTCTAATTAGAGATAAGTCTTTATATTGTTTTTTGCTTTAAAAAAAAAACCAATATATTATAAGTTTTTTAATTTATTATATTCGTAAACTTTCTCTCTTAAAATCTTATAATATTCATATCTTTCTTTTGTCATTTCGGTTTCATATACCTTACAATTACCTGTTGCGATAGTTTCTGTTTTATTCTTATCTAACGCGGAATCAGGTTTATTTTGAATAATAGTATTATAAATGCGTATTGTTTTCCAACCTTCTAACACTTTTTCAAAAATAAAAATAACTTCTTCTCCAGTGACAGAACGTTTTAAACACTTTTTTTTCTCTCTGCGTTCTTTTTTTAATTGTATAAATTCTTTTTTTAAAATGTTATCCATTTATTAAATAATAAATATATATTTTAAACTGTATTTTTCGAAAAATCATTAATAATTTTTAAATAATATTCATATTTTTCTTTTGATAACTCTCTTTCATAAATTATAGTTTTGCCTGTTGTTAAATTTCTTTTGATGTTTTTAATAATGTCAATTGTGAGATTATTTGGAATTCCAAGTTTATTTCTTCTCTCTATTAAATAATCTAATATAGGTGTGGGTTCCATTTTTTAATAAATTTTTCGATAACAATTATAATTTCATCGGTTAATATTTTTCTCTTAGATAAATTTATTTCTTCTTGTGTTAAAGGTTGTTTTCCTTTTTTTCTTCATTTCTACAGATGATAATACCATTTTTTATTCTAGATATTGTATGTTTTGGCAAATGGAGCATTTCCTGTATTTTTACGAGTGGATGACCTTCTTCAATTAAGTCTCTAACTTTTACAATTGTTTCATCATTAACACCTCTTTTTGCGTCTCTAATAGAGTTAGACATTTTTTTCTTTGTTTCTTCAGTAAAAGATTTACCAAAATTGTGATTTCCTTCGCCTGTCATTTTTATAGATTTCTCTCTATAAACTTGTTTTAAAAGTATTTCTTTACATAATAGTTCTTTATTTTTTTTAAGTTGTATTGTTTTTAAAAATCCTTCTTTGCCATTTTCATTTTGATTTAAATCGTTAAATACTTCTATTTCATGTTTTTCTCTATTACATATAGAATACATTTGTTCTTTAATGATTTTATCATTTGTTGTCAAAAATGTTTCAAATGCTAAAGCTTGATTATATTTAACTATTAAATTATCTTTTACTAAATTGATAAATTTTAAACAATCTGCTTGTTTATATATTTTAAATTTTTGTTCACAATCAATAGTTCCAAATCCTAATAATTTTGAAATATATACTAAAACATCAGGGTAGTTTTTTTGAGTTATAGAAATATATGATTTAGAATATTTTTTTAAATTTATATAAATACATCCTTCAGCATCAAATAATCCAGCAACATATTCTATATTAATATTTTCAAGATTGATTTCATTGAATAATGATTTATTATTATAACCACTACATATGTTATATAATTCTTCTTTTTTTTCTAACCTATTTTGTAAATTTACTAATTTTATAAATTTGTTTAAACAATCAGTTTGTCCTCTTTTTATTACAATGTTATTTTTTATATAATCTAATAAAACATTACATTCATTGCTTCTTATCAATAAATTATATTGATTTCTTTGTGTATATTTGTGATAATAATTTTGTTCATTTATAATGTTTTCAGTTTTGTTATTTCTATTTGCTGAAGAGGTTATGCTTCCACCAAAATGATATCTTAATACTTGCAATATATTTGTTCTACTTTGAGTAATAGACATCCCAGATTGATATCCATCTTTAATTTTTCTTACAAAAATGCAACCATCGCCATCTATAAATCCTGAAATATAAGACGAGTTAGGAATATTATTTTTAAATCTGTACAAATGTATTTGATTGTCCTCCTCAACATTAGTTAATTTAAGGTTCATTGTATATAGTATTAACTAAGTGTATGTTTAAGTTGTTTTAGCAGGAAATATATCGTTTTCTAAATCATCAACAATTTTATTAATTTGTTTCAATTTTTCTTGGATAGAAATATGATTTGATTTTGTTCCAGTCCATATTTTGTCTAATTTTGGATGTTTTTCTATTTTAAAAAACTCACGACTTCGTGTTTGTTCTTTATTTAACCATTCATGATAATATACTACATATTTTTTCATCATATCTTGGGTTATTCCTGGTGGCAAAGGTTTAGCACTTGATTTTCTTGCACGTTTAGTTCCAACCATAATGCCTTTGCTGTTTTGTTCTTGTTCTTCACGTGTTGCAATACGTAAATTGTCCCAAGTATTGTTTAATGGATTTCTATCTATATGGTCCACACTAACATTTTTAGTTCCTTGTCCGTTGCCGTAACAGCCTGTAATAATTTGATGAATAAATAACGAATTATTTGAAGATAATATATACCCATTTATGTTTTTATGAAAAGTAATTTGTTTTCCTTCATTATGTATACTTTCATATTCTTTTATTTTGTCATACGATTTTTGACATAATTTAACAATCGTATTCTTTTCACAATACATCAATAAATATTCTTTATCATTTTCAGTTATATACCACAATGGATTTTTCATATTGTATGGGTCAACGCCATTTTTTGAATAATGTCCTGGTATGTATTTTTTTACGTTATAATTATTAATTATTTCATCATGAAATATATGATAAAACTCAACATTATCTCTTCTTAAGTCGCAAGGATTATTATTTTTAAATACATATTTTACATTATTTTCTTTAAAATTATACAAAAACATTAAATAATTTATTTTCTGTTCATTATAATTGTAAAACGGATATAGGTCGTCTTGATTATAAAAAGTAAACTTTTTGCTAAAATTAATAATTTTGTCTCGGTCATCTATGTCAATGTAATACGTTTTACAATTATATTCAATTATGCCACATTGAAGTTCTTTACAAAATGAGTAAACTGGTTTATTCATATTATAAATTATATAATATGAAAGTCTTTATATTATTTTCAACTAATAATATTATTTTATTAGTTTCTTTAATTACTATACGCTAACCCACCCCTGAGTTATTTATTTTTACTAATTTTCATTAGCAAATTGGACTATCCCTTAAGTTATCATAGAAAGTTGCTAGCTTTCTCAAACCCATTCCATTATAGTCTCTGAACCTTCTCCGTATGCTTGCGATATCGCACGTAGGAGCTTGGCTGCAGATAATCCAATCCTTTTCGTTATTACTATGCTCTAGGTCATTACCCCGAGTATTCAGTATGCTTTCACATAAAGAAGTAGTAGAAAAGGCTATTAGGATGTTCCCGCAATTTAGAAATGTTGCCTTCATTTGACTATATAGTCAAACAAAGACTAGCTGGTTATATAATACATTTTGAATGTATATTTGCTTTACACAGTTTATCCATATTAGGAAGCAAATATCTAATATGGCTGCCAACTGTTTGGCACAGGTGATTTTAATGCCACTCATTATTCTTAACACGTTATAGTTGGTGGCGTAAACGCGCACCTTGGCTGTCTTGGTTCCTTCAACTGTAGCATTTGAGAGCACAAGTTGGAGTGTTGCGTTATCAATTCTGGAAAAGTTGCATGTGCCTGATGGTTGGTGTTCTTCAGGTCTCAAAGCAAAACTATAAACGTTGATACCTTCATCAGGGTTTCTGGTGTGGGCTTGGTAAGGTTGGACCCAAGAGAAATAAGAACCTTCACGCTCAGAGAAACGATCTTGTCCGTTTAATTGGAGCTTAGCAGTGACGACAGGGTTTAAGCCCCAGCAATGCATATCAAGAGAGGTTTCAGAAAGGACGAATGTGCCTGCATCCGAAACACCAGAGTTCTCAAGATGAGGACTAGATGTTCCTGATTGGAGAGAAGCAAGGACAGAGGCAGGGATTCCAGTTGTATTCAATGGAACTTGTAATCCTCCAAGGTTAGCTTCATTGTAAGGATTGGAAGGTCCGTGCCAGTATCCAGTGAAGTTACTAACACCAAGTTGACTAGGATTGTAGTCCAAAGCGCCAGCGTCTTGGAAAAGACCTTGTGCGTCGATGTAAGCACGAGAATCTTGGGCGACAGAGGCAGGTCCACCGAAAGCGTGGATGGCGTTAGGAAGAGCATCAATCGCATCAGTGTAGTTGAATGGTTGAGCACCAAGGACCTTGAAAAGAAGAGCATCGCAAGTCAAAGAAGAGCAATAGTCAACGTTTTGATCGGGTTGGACGACCCAGATAAGTTCCTTAACAGGGTGGTTGAAGTTGAGCTTGATCTTGTTAGAAGAAGATCCGACAGATTCATCACCAGTGAATTGAAGTTGAGTAATCAAATATTCATGGGGATTTTGTGCCATTCTTCTGCGTTCGTCAGTATCAAGGAAAACGTAGTCAACGTATAAAGAAGCAGCGACCAAAGATTGGTTGTAAGCGATGGTAGCAGGAACAGGGCGTCCAACAGTGTATTGGGCGGAAGAACTGTTAGTCCAAGGCAAGTTTTGGCAGTTAAGGGTGGTAACAGCCCACAAGCATTCATCAATAGGACGAATATCTAAGTTGATTTTAACTTCGTGATACTGTACGTCACGATTTACCCCACCTTTCGGTGTATTTATGTGTAACAAGAGGGAGTAGACTATATCTTAAGCCATCATTGAAATTGATTAGATTTCTCAGACCCATTAACGTTTAGTCGTTGAACCTTCTCCTTATCCTTATCATAGCGGACTTAGGAGCTTGGCTGCGGATTATCTATTTTAGGCGTATTATTGCCGTCATATGTGGGATTTTTACCATACCTGAGTTTTATTCTCAGCCACTTTAAACTTTCATTTAAAGTTTGGTACCCTAAAAAATTATTTATTAAATTTTTTATTTTAACATCTTTAAGAACTTCCCGCAATTTGAAAATGTTGCTACTTGCTAATTTAATAGCAAGCAACTAGCACCTGAGGGTTATGACAAAAAAAGTCATTATGGACCTCTAACTTATTTTCTCTAAAATTCTCCATAGCAATTTTAGAGTGAGTGCTTTTCTGCCCTACAGTATTCAAGGCAATCAAAGGAAGAGCCAAACCAGGGTTTGTGCAAAACCAGAATTGAAGAGGAATATACAAAGTTGTTTCAGGAAGAGCGTTACGAGGAGCGCAAACTTGACGAGGAGCCAAGGAAGAGCAAGGAGACTCAACATCAGAGAAAGAAGGATCAGTGATGAATGTGAGTTGAGTGGTGTTACCAATCATCTTAAAATAACCTCTTTGTTGTTCGGAGGTCATTGTGAGTTGGTTCCAGATGTGCATCCAGTCACCATATTGACGGTCAATTCTTTGACCTCCAATCTCAACTTCAACTTGAGCGATGAGTTGTTCGCCGGGGAAATCTAACCAACGAGCATAAACTCCGGTGTTTTGTCCGGTAGTATAGTTTCCAAGACCCATAAGTTGGTTGATCTCAGGAAGAGTAACTTGTAAATAAGTGCGGTAAGCCAAATCACCATTTCTGGAGATGACACATTGGACGCGACGTCCGAAATCGGCTTGACCGTTAAAAGTTTGTTCGATTGATTCGATAGCAAAGTTAGTATATCTACGATAAGTAACTTTCCAGAAAGTAATTTGAGGATTACCTGTACGTTTCCTCTACTTTATTTTTCAATAAAGATTAGACTATATCTTAAAAAGAATTATATTTTAAATTTTGTTAAGCATTATAATTTGGCACTGTTAAAATAAATTCTTTCGAAAACCATTTAGTCGTTGAACCTTCTTCTTTAAATTTGTTTAATTTGTTTAAAGTATTATTTACTTCATTTATATCAATGTCCTTTTTAGATGAATTATAATTTATTGAGACTGGCACTAAATTACTCCAATTCCAACATTTATATTTTTCATTTTCATCTGTTAAATTAAATTTACAAACAGGTATTATATGGTCTATAGACCAAAATGAGCCATAGTTATCCCAGCTCATTTCCTGTGTAAAATTATATTCAAACCATTCTCTTAAATACTGAATACTACAACCAATATAATTCATAGTTGAGTTATTTTTAACAAGAACACTTCTTAAAAGCGCTGCTAATGATTTTTTTAATCTATAATTTATATTATTATTGCTTTCATTTTTGCACCATTCTGTTTTTTGTTCTTTTAAAAATAACGGATAACAAGAAACGCAAATCTTTTTTTTATAAAATTTTTTGAGTTTGGCAAATTCTTTTAATAACTTATCTTCATTACATTTTTCACATTTTGCTATAAAAGTTTCTAATTTTTTTTGCCTAAGATTTTTTCTTCTTATTTTATCCTGTTCATTTAAACATTTTTTACATATTTTTGAATATGAATTCTTATTTTTGGTGTATTTTCTAAATTTATCGACGGTTTTATTAATTTCACATATATTGCATTTTTGTTCGTAGGACATATTTATATAAGTTTTATAATACTATATTTATTTATTTATATATTTATATATTTATTTCAAATTATAAAGAAGCTTGGCTGCTAATTGCCCATTTCAATTAAAAATTTTAATATCATCTTATTCATTTTTACTATACCCAAGTTTTTTCTCTTGGCCACAATTTTCTCACAAAAATTGTTTAGTAGAATAAGTTTTAGGGGTTTCAAGCAATTTGATTTTCTCACCAGGGTTTTTCAATTGAATTATATGTATATTTTCAATTCCCTGATTAACATCAATGGTACTCCTAAAAGTATCCATAAAGGGCTTTATGAATATCTTATTTTTTCGATATTCCCCGATGTTTTTCTACCCTACAGGTTTTTAAGGTAAACGTCTTGCGACAATCCCTAATATTTCTATTAGGGCCAGAGTACACCTTAAGAAACTTCTAGTTTGGTTAAAACTATCATTAGTTCCCGACTGCCGTCTACTCGTTGAACCTTTATTTTATATCTG